AACGTCGGCGTCTATCTTTATGTAACCATACTCTAATTTTATCTGCATTATGTACTACATGATAGTTTGTTAGAATATTACCATCTTCGGATATGATTACACCCGAACCATGGCCTGTTACCATATTGTCTTTCTCAACCCTGACTAAAACTGTAGAATTTAATGCTTTGGACATCAAATCCACATGAGTCAATTCTTCAGCGTATGCCTTGAAGGTGCATAATGTTAAGAGAGACACCAAGAGAAACTTGGTGTATATTTTCATATTGTATTTCCTAATCAAATTTCGCCCAGCCAGATAGTGCATACCCCGACTGTTTTTGTGTATTGGGGTCTGATGCCATTCTAGGTTGGGGCATATTTATTGTGGTATTACTATTTCTGGCGTTAGTAACAGGAGCATTAATAACATTTGCCAAAGCACTAGTAGAATTATCACCATACATATTATTTGCCGCGGATGCGATATCTTCGCCTGGTGTCAATTTATCAGTATGATCTAAGCCCATCGCTAAACCTATATCAGTACGCATATGTGGTACACTATTTTGTATAGCACTTGCTGTTGTGGTTGAACCTTCAGCTATAAGTTTTTCATCTGCGGCCATTTCTGTTTGTAATCTTACACTTTCTTCCTGTAAAGGTGCAAGTTGTTCTTGTTCTTCTTGATCGACCTTGGCCAGTGCGGCCATTTCTTGAGAATCTAAGGCAGCAAGTTGAGCTTGCATTTCTTCAATTTCTGCAGCCGATTCTTCTTGTCCTTTCCATTCCCTACCGACATATTCATTTTCACCAGCTTCGGATCGAGCAATTCGATCTTGCTGTTCTTTTATATTAGCTTCAAGTTGTGTTTGTTGTCTCTGACGGCGCTCTTTAATATTAGTCCGTGCTGTTGTAGCATCTTCACTGATTCCCAATTCTTGTGTAGTGAGCTCGCCTGCTCTTTCCTTACCTTCTTCAACTCGCTCTTCGGCCTCCATTACTGCCTTCGATGGTTTCAAACCAGCCCACACATATATGGCATCAGGAATAACATACTTACCCAGCAGACCACCGGGCTCTGGTAGAATAGAAGCGATCATAGCTTTCAATTTACCCATAACGGCATCTCTTATACTTCCACCGGCTTTTGCTGCTTTAGATCCTTCATCTGTTATTGCACCTTCTTCATCTTTCCAACCTATCTTCCATAAGAACCAATCCACCAAACCCATCTTCCAAATGTCCTTGAGCGTTTGTGGTATTAACTTGGCTATGACTCCTTTAATAAGACCTGCTTTATCTCCAAAACTACCAGATGTAAGTATTTCAGCTGCCTCACCACCTTCCTCAGTCTTTTCACCCGATTCATCTTTCCAACCTATCTTCCATAAGAACCAATCAACAGGTCCTAATTCCCAAATCTTCTTTAATGCATCTGGTATTAACTTAGCAATAACACCCGCCAATAGACCTGCTTTGTCTTTAATGGAACCTGATTGCATTACCTTTATTGCTTCACTACCGGCCTCAGTTCCTTCACCCCCTTCATCTAACCAACCAATCTTTTTCAAAATCCAATCAATAGGATTAGAAACAAAATCTATAAGACCTTGGGGTATGAACTTCTTAACAATGGTCAAAAACATATTACCAATCTCACCAATAGTGCCGAATACTTTTTTACCCATATCGGTAGCTTCTGTCTTACCTTCCTCATCTGTTGATGCTAATCCTAACCAACCAAGTACTGTCCCCACAGCATCTTTAGCGAAATCTCTTATCCATTGTGGAATAAGAAAATCTATTAAAGTATCCAACCAACCTTTCTTAGGCGCACCTTCAGTTTTTACTGGTAATTCGTCATCTTTTCCTTCACCAAAACCAAGCCAACCTTTTACTGTATTGACTATAGCATCCCATACCTTACCCGGGAACTCTTTAATAGTATTCCATTTCTCTGATACCCATTTACCAACACCACTAAAAAACTTTGCTATTCGTTCACCACCAACCCATCCTAGTATGGCGCCAACCACAGCTCCGATTAATCCACCAACCAGCGTTCCTATTACAGGGACTATCGAACCAATACCAGCACCAATCAATGCCCACTTGCCCATATTAGCCATGGCACCTTTAAATCCTTTATCAACACCACCCAATATACCACCCATAGCACCAGAAACTTTAGACACCCCCCATTCTTCTGATTTCTCTACACCGGCCATACCGTCTTTGACCATCAAAGCGATACCGCCGGCAATCGCAGCCGGGCCCATGATCTTTGCAAATTTTGGATTACTAAAAACTTTAGAGGCACCAGACCACAATTTACCCATACCAGCCTTGGCACCACCACCAACCATATTGGCCAGCATCGTTGGGTCTGTGGCCCAAGCAGGTATACCTAAACCAGCCATAAGGCCTCCGCCAAGCTTACTTAGCAGTCCACCTTTCTTCTTTTTCTTTCCACCTGGGCCCGCAGCTTTACCTACTAAACTAGCATCTTGTTCATCTTCACCTTCTTTAGAGGAATCTATTTCTTCTGGTTTAAGTTCTGAAGTAAGTTCTTTAGTTTGATCTTCAACTACATCCTTTTGATCTTCTAATTTATCTTCTACACTCTTATCATGTACAAATATTGAACCTTCGGTAGTAGCAGGCCCAACGAAAAGTTTGAGCTCGTTTAGAATAGCTTGAAGATCCTCATGCAACAGCGTACCAATATTACCGTCTATCAAAGAATCACCACCACCAAACATTGTAGCAGTTGCAGGTCCTATACCCTCAACAAATCCTTCTTCACCGGCCGGGGCACCTAAAGCTGTTTCTTGCGGTATTACGGAATCTGGTACTACACCACCCTCTTTTAAAGCTGTAGATTGTTCTTCAGTTAATGCCTCACCTGTTTCGGGATGTGTTCCAAACGCAGCACCTTTACCCATACTATGAGCTTTAGCTAATTCTTTATCTGAAAACTTCTTACCTGTTATTGTTTCGGTGGGTACAACCTCAGCAGGTGCTGCTGTCTCTGCAGCCTTAACTTCTGGTGGTGCGTCTGAATCTTTTTTACCAAACAGAGCATTGAAACCACCCTTGGCTAGTTTACCTATAGCCTTAGTGCCTTGAGATATTCCTTTCTTTATCTTATCAAAACCCCAACCAGCAAGTATCTGCACAGGTTTGGGGAACATATTTTTAAGAGAACCAATTAGACTATAGGTGCCAAATATACTATCATACAATTCACCACCAAAATCTCGTTGTGAATTTCTTAATTTATCTTGTTTTTTCGCCTGTTCTTTTTCAAACTTTCTATCAGCCTTTCTATCTTTTGCAGCATCACTAGTTTTGGCTCTTGCAATATCCGCATCAAGCTTGGCCAGTTCCGCGGCCTGATCGGCTCTTTTTTCTTCAATCTTTAAAGCATTATCTTCTGTTGCGGCCTCTTTATCAAGAAGTGCATTTTCTTTCTTGATACGGATTTGTAATTCTTTGAGTCTCTTATTGGCTGCCTTACCTTCCTTGGACATATTCCAGGCTCGGTCAGCCTCAATCTTATTAAGCTTTTTAGTAACGTCAGCAAGACGTTTTTTATTGTCTAATTCAGCTTCTGTATCTGTGGCCATTTATTTTTTACCTTTAGGTATTGGTGAACCAGCCTTACCAACATATAGTCCAAAGAACGCAGCACCAGCTCCAACTATGGTAGATATGAATGCTGCTTGGGCATTGGTAGGATCGTCTAGAGCCATGAACCATGTAGTAGATGAATAAAATGCATAGATATAAGCCACCATGATGAGTCTGGGGATTAACCTAAACTGATCCATAATACCAGAAGTTTTATTATACCATGTAGGTTCATCTTGTCCCCGTGCTGGTACAATATCTTCTACTGCGAGCTCATACTCTTTAGTAGTTTCTACAATTCTTACCTTTTCTTCAGCCACTATTTTCTCCTAGCCTCTGCCGTTCTTCGCTCTTTCTCCTCTTTCAAATATTGAACTAGAAGTGCAGCATATATGGATCTCTCCCAAGGCAACATCTCCATTAAATCTGAATACGAATATTGATGATGTTGCATTAAACCAAAGTTCAATTTTATATGATGCTCTAAACTATCGTGAGAAAGAGCTATGCGAAAAAACTGTTAAGGCCCTCCAATGTTTTTTTATGTTTCTTTTTAGTCTTAGGATTCTGAAACTCAATGTCATGACTCAATTTAGGCATTGTCTCAAAGAACTTTTGCATATCAGCAAACTGCTGAGTATTCAAACTATCAAGAAAATCTGACAATTCTTTTTTATTAAAATCTGCTCGTTCATGGATAGTTTCCCCATCTATGATACGTTTTACACACTTACCAATTAAATCAAATACACCCTTAGTATTATCTACATCAAATGAATCAAGCATTTCAAATGTCGGATAAGCCATTTCTATTTTAATATCATCTGTTAAATCTATTAAGTTAATATGATCTTTCTGAAATTTAACTGTAATTTCTTCTAAAGGTATATCAACATCTGCATACGTTTCTTTATCATCATCACATAGTATCTTCACAGACACAACCTCACCCACGGACTTGGCTCGTATGTTAAGAAACACATACTCCAAATCAAACATAGGCATCTTATTAACTTTAAGAGTCTTGAACGTACAGTTATCTACTATCGTGCGGACAGCATTCACCATATGTTTCGTATCCTCTTCTTCCATAGCCATCAATAGAATCTTTTCCTCTTTGACCAAAAATGGTCTAAACTTCAACTGTTCCTTTGTAGAAGGAACTACCAACTCATAGGTTGGTGTGTTAATTACTGGTAAACTCATAATATTTTCATCTCCTTATAATTATAAAATATTTCTAATTAAAACCTTGCTTTCTCTGCTGACTTATTGTCCAAGGATCGGTTGACTCTCTTGTTTCTGGGTCCGCATCGACCCAAATATCCTCAGATATTACATCATTAGACTCACTTAGACTGGGGAGGGGTTGACGTGCTCTCCTAGGAGCCGGTGTAGTAGGAGTAGGTATTTCTCTCCAATATCTGAATGAAAATTCCACATCTATTGTTTGATATGCATCATTACTGGCAGCCCCGAATGCTTGGCCGCTTACTGTTTTGGGAAACACTTCAAATAGTGTTACCCCATACTTATCTTTTTCTTCAGAGTCTAAAGCAAAAATAGAAATCTGGTAAGGATATGCATAATCTTTATAATAATATGCTTCCCAACTATCTTTATTAACTACCTTATTTTGCCAAGCCGTAAAAAACTTTCGTTCTGGCATTCCAGGAGTACATATGAAAGTTATGTTGGTAGGTCCGTAACTCACCGCCGTAGCCATTTCTCTAGTTGGGCCATAACGCAATTCATCGGGAGCACTAATAATTGTCTGACCTGGAATTTCTACCGTTTCGGCAAATAACCTCATATTTTCAGCCATTGGACCATTAGGGCCAATGATTGTAATCCTATACTTATTTTGCCGTTGGACATTGTTCCACTTTATTCGTGATATAAATGCATCAAGTGCCATAGTTAATTTTTTCCCTAGAAGCTTTATACACACTATTATTGTGTACTTTCTTACGACTATTAAATTCACCACTAAAAAATCGTTGCACTGGTAGTAATGCACCAATCAACATATCGTCAAGTGGTATTTGTAAAAACAAAGATTTTACTTGTTTTGCATTATACTGCCTAATCGTTGGTGCCACATAACGTAACGCCTTTACCTTATCCCATGTTACCACAGCAGTCTGTGCAGTCTCATCACCATACCCAGCTGCAATAAGCTCTAGAAGTTTTATCCTCATAGGGATAGGTAGATAGTGAAAGTTCAAACCTTTAAACCCTGTTTTAGATCCTCCAACAGGTAGAACTAAAGGAAATGTATCATAAAATGAAATTCTTGTTGGCTCTTTTGGTCTATAATTAAAAAGATTCAACATCCCACCTCTAGGTCTGGCCTGTGCGGTGGCATCAGCCTTACCTTCCCTAATTACACTATCACCTTTTAATGTGCCCAACGCTCTTACCCTATCCCTGTACCATCTGACAGATAGTTCTCTACCTTCCGCGGATTCTTTAATGTCTGCAAATAATGTCATACAAGACTATTTATCTACATTCGCAAAGTTTTTTCCGTCCAAACGTCAAACATCCAGTCTCGTTTATCACAATATTTTTTAGCTGCGGCCCACTTTGCACTATTGCGGCCCCATTCTCTTACCTCATATAGATAAGATTTGGTCTTTTTTCTTCCTACTTTTGGTGGTTTAAGAAACTTAGCAGGCTTCACTTCAATAATTCTAGTCTCTATCAATTGACCTTTTTTCACCTTCACTAAAAAGTCAGGATAGTATCTGTGTATTTTATTGTCCCAGGGAGACACATAAGGTATAACAACTTCTTCGCTAGACCATTCTATAACATTCTCATTACGGTCAAAATAGACCATACATTGCCGTTCCCACATAGATCGGTAGATAATGTTTCGTGGGTTGCCTTTATACTTACCAGGCTCAATAGGTACAAATTTGCCTTTATAAGGTTTGCGCCGTGAGTATTTCTTATTATCCATATAAATACTTATACAAGTTAGAGGAATTAAATATGGCAGCACAACAAAGAGGACCACATTCAGTAGTAGATATGAATGTTGTGGTTCATCCACCCGATCTAGGACTTAGTAGCCAGAATGGCAACTACATGATGTTTCAAACTTGGACTATGAAAGGTGGTGTAGGTTCAGCTACAAGTGATATGACATTCGAGGGGCCACATGGACCATTCATATGTCTGCCTATTCCTAGTGGTGTAGGTGCTACATACGACCAGGGTTGGGAACAAGAGGAGTCCGGTTGGTTGCAAAGCCTTGCCCAACAGGGTGTGGCAGTAGCTACTGGTTCAAAAACCGCAGGACAAGCAGGCGCTGATGTCGCTGCTACAGGATCTTCAACTGCTGCAAGTATGGGTGCTGTGGTTGGGACTTTGGGTAAGTTGGTAGGATTAGATAAAAGGGCCCAGCAATCAGGCGGTACTGCATCTTTCAGCAATACTTATGTTACTTACTCAGGGCCCGGATTCAGAGACTTTAATTTTACCTTTAGTTTAAAACCTCTAGATCAAGCGGAATCAGCTAATATTAAAAATATTGTAGACTTTTTTAAAATAAATGCCGCACCCATACAGGAAGCAGGACAACTCAATAGAATATACACTATGCCTAGATTTTTTTCTATGTCGTATCATAATAAAAATAAACCTATGGAACACTTGAATAAAATTGGTAAGTGTGCTTTAACAAGTATAGGTGTTGTTTATGGTGGTGATAGATTTGCCGTATTTCATGAAAATTCAGCACCAGTACGAGTAGATTTAACACTACAATTCAAGGAAGTACAACTACTCTCCCAAGCAGATATGATTAGTGGATATTAATTATGTATTTTCTTAACTTTCCTACAATCGCATATGACGCCACTGGTAATAAAACATATCAGACAGTATCCGATATACTAATTAGAATTGTTGCCAAAGCTGAAGTAAAAACTAGAGATACTTTATTCACAAAATATATAATAAAGGAAAATGAAACTCCTGAAAGTGTTGCATTTGACTATTATAGAAGCGCACAATTTCATTGGGTAATATTAATGTTAAATCAATATTATGATCGTTACTATGACTGGCCGATGACCCAACGCAATCTACAAGCGTATGTGTTAAGTAAATACTCTGATGCTAATGGTATACATCATTATGAAATATCTCAAAAGTCAGGAAACACCAATACTAAAATAAAGGTAGAGTTAGCTGAAGAGCCTGGTGCAACACCTATTACTAACTTTCTATATGAAGCTGATTTAAATGAAAATAGAAAAGAAATAAGACTATTAAATTCACAATATATTACAATATTTTCTAATGAGTTTAAAAACTTAACTCGTCATGGCAATTGATATTATACAAGGTTTAACGGATATTGGGTTGGGCGGAGTTCCCAATAGTCCTAGCCCCGGGGCCTTTGATATCCGTAAATGTGAGATTCAACACGGAGATGATGCCATTTATGACATTACTCCGTTAGTTGCGGAAATACATTTTTTTGAAGATATAGAACAACTTGGTATCACAGGTTGGTTAAAAATTAGAGACAGTATTAATCTTATTCGTAATGGTCTAATAATTGGTGAAGAACTACTGTGGTTAGATTTTGAAACGGCTGGTGCGACTGAGGCAGGTCATCCAGAATGGCAAATCCATGGTGATCCTCTATACATTCATAAAATTGAAGCTATAGAATCTCCTATAGGAAATCAAGGCAATACCACACAGTCCTGGTTAGAATACCGATTACATTTCTGCTCTACTGAAATGATAACAAATGATAGAATGAGAATATCAAAAACAGTTCAAGGAACTATTGGTAGCGTTAAAGGTGGTGGTGGTCACGATGGTATTGTCTATGATATAATAAGAAATGACCTGGGAGTTAATAAGTATATCTATTGTGCAAATACATATGGTATAAGACACTTCGTTACGCCTAATATGCACCCATTCGATTTAATTACATTCTTGGTAAACTCTGCACATTCGTTTACAGGCAAAAATATTGAAAGTCCACAGCCAGGTAAATCTTCAAATATGTTTAAAAATCAGCACGCTGATATGGTCATATATGAAACTGCACAGCGAGAAAAGCCTGAAGATGGTGGTTGGTTTTTTGTGCCACTACAAAGAGAAGAAACAGGTGCATCTACTTTACAAATTACTCTTAACAATTCTATGACTACTTCTGGTGGAGACAGCTTTGCGCCAACTGCAGCTGCCGGGCAATTAAGAGGTTATCCAGCTGCAATGCTAAGAAGTAAAAGTTTTGAATATATTATTACTGGTGATAAGTGGAAAACAATTCGTTCTGGATGTTGGGGGGCAACTCAAATCAGACATAATAGTGTCTCTAAATCTTTTGATAGATACACATCCGATTATCTAAAACAATTGAGAAAAGACACATATTCCCACGCATCAGAAACTCCAGTATTTTTCGACAGTGGCTCTGGAACTAAATTGATATCAGAATGGCCTAATGCAAATGTAGGATACTATAGTTTTAGTAAAGGTGATATGACTAGCATCAATAAAAGCACTTGGCGAGCAGATACACCATATGACGTAGGTGAACCTGATCATGGCATAATGAGAAAAATGCAAATGAGTCATATGTTAGGTTATGAAAGAATACAATGTGAAATGTGGGGTAACTCAGCATTACAAATTGGTAGAAATGCTATTACAGAATTTCCTCAAATTGGGGCGGCTTCTGGTAACCCAAGGGACACAGGTATTACAGATTCATGGGACAGATACGGTGAAGATAGAAATAATAATCTGTGGATGATTACAAAAGTAGCACATCATATCATTCGTACTGGTAACGATCCTATCTATACTACTACTGTGGAATTAGCCAATACCATGCGAGCCACAACAAAGAAGCTTCCGATATATGGATCTTTAGTTGGTTCTTCTAAAGTACCAGCTGCACTACCAAAAGGGGAAAGTGAATTTATTTGGACATAAAAAAAGGGAGCCCCGAAGGACTCCCCATATCGTAGTTGCCTTACGATTAACCGTCATCTGCCAACTTGGCAAAATAATCTAAAGTCTCATCATCATCGGTTGTTTCAGGAACCGGAGTAATGACTTCAACTTTCTTCTTGGGAGTAAATGTCTCAACAGTACCCTTAACTGATGTACCAGTAAGAACTTTGTTGAGCTTTTCCTTCAGTTCATCATAAGTCTTGAAAGTCTTTGGATCAACAAATTCTTGTAGACTATGTAACTTCTCATTATATAATGTTTCAAGGCGAGTATCATCACCTTCAAGCAGTTCTGAAGGATTATCAAACTCAGACTTATCGTAATTCCAATAACCATCGACCTTACGGATCTTGAGTTTAAAGTTAGCACCCTTCCACATATCAAATGGATTCAAG